GCGCTCGCGGCCGGTACGGACACGACCAAGTACCTGCTCGGCCGGTACCTCCAGGTCGCTGCCGGTGCCGCGTCCATCATCGCAGCCGCAGTCGACTGCATCAACCCGGGCCGTGGGGCCTGACCCGAGCGTCTGACGCCCGGATACCACTCAAGGAGACCAGGACATGCCCCAGCCCACCCTCGGCCAGTCGCACATCGACGCGATCCTGACCAACATCAGCGTGGCCTACATGCAGCAGGCCAGCCAGTTCATCTCGCCGCAGGTGTTCCCCATCGTGCCGGTCGAGAAGAAGTCGAACAAGTACTTCGTCTACCGCAAGGGCGACTGGTTCCGCGACGAGGCTCAGCGCCGCGCGGACGCCACGGAGTCGGCGGGGTCGGGCTACAACGTCGACACCGACAACTACTCGTGCAACATCTGGGCGTTCCACAAGGACGTGGGCGACCAGGTTCTGGCGAACGCGGACACCCCGCTGTCGCCGATGCGCGACGCGGCCGCGTTCGTGGCCAACCGGCTCCTCATGCGCCAGGAGGTGCAGTGGGCGTCCGACTTCCTGGTCGGCAACACCTGGGGCACCGGCTCCAACGACCTGGCTGGCGTGGCGTCGGGTGAGGTCGTCGGCACCTCGTTCCGCCAGTGGTCGGACTACACCTCCTCGGACCCCATCGAGGACGTGGAACTCGGCAAGGACCGCATCCTCGGCACCACGGGCTTCCTGCCCAACGTCCTGGTCATCGGCTACCAGGTGTTCCGCAAGTTGCGGAACCACCCGGACATCGTTGACCGGATCAAGTACACCTCGTCCGAGGCAGTCACCACGGACATCATGGCCCGCCTGTTCGGCGTGGACCGTGTGCTCGTGGCGCAGTCCATCCGCAACACGGCGGACGAGGGCGCGACCAACTCCTTCGCCTACAACGTCGGCAAGGTGGCGCTGCTCATCAACGTCGCCGACAGCCCCGGGCTGCTCACGCCGTCCGCTGGCTACACGTTCGCGTGGACCGGCGTCAGCGAGGGTCTCGGAGCGACCATCGGCACGAGCGAGTTCCGGCTCGACCACCTCAAGGCCACCCGCGTCGAGGGCGAGATCGCCTTTGCCAACAAGATCGTGGCGGCGGACCTCGGCCAGTACTACACCGCAGTCGTCGCCTGATCCTGACGACCGCACCACGCAAGCCGTAGAGGCCCCGGCCCGATCACCCGGGTCGGGGCCTCACACACAACGAGGAGATCAAGACCATGGCCGCTCCCGGCAACTTCGTCACCAAGGCGCTCGCCGTCTGCGGTGCCATCCTGGTCCGCAAGCAGGCGACCGTGGGTGTCGCTGGCGGCGGGCAGACCTCGCAGTTGATCGTCCAGGGCGCCAGCGTGTTCGCTGGCACGGCGGTCACCCGCGCGGCCGTGCGCGCCGAGGTCGGCGACGGTCCGGCCATCGGCTCCCTGTACCTGTCGTCCGGCGCGTCCGGCGCGCGGTTCTACCTCAAGGTCGCCTCGGCGGCTGCGAGCACCGACTGGCAGGCCGTCACCACCACCGCTGCGGACTGATCCCGATGCCCCGCACCACGCGGAGTTCCTCGCAGCAGTACGGTGGCCAGTACGTCAACATCACCGGCACGGGCACGACGGCGGCCATCAAGTCGGGCTCCGGCATCCTGCGCCGCGTCATCGTCAACACCCCGGTGGCCACCTCGGTCATCACTCTGTGGGACTCGCTCACGGCGTCCGGCGCCAAGATCGGCACCATCACGATCCCGGCGTCGCCGCAGCCGTTCGCGCTGGCTCTGGACGCAGCGTTCGCCATCGGCCTGACCGTGCAGGTGGCCACGGCGGCGTCTGACCTGACCGTCACGTTCGAGTAACCGAAGGGAGTGCCCGCCGTGGCCTTCACCTACAACGGTGACCCCAGCGAGTCCGCAGTGGCGCAGGTGCGCTTCCTGGTCGGCGACACCGTACAGACGGCGTTCTCCATGACGGACGCCGAGGTCCAGTTCGCCCTCAACTCGTCCAAGTCCAGCGACGGCACCTTCCGGTACCGCGAGGCGGCGGCCACGATCTGTGAGGCCATCTCGACCAAGTACGCCCGCGAGGCCACCAAGTCCAAGAGCGTCGGCGACCTGCGCATCACGAGCGACTACACGACGGCCGCCAAGGACTTCCTTGACCTGGCCGACCGGCTGCGCACCCAGGCGGGAGGCAGCGCCACCTTCCCGGGCGTGAGCGCCCTCATGGCGCCTGACCCGAACACCGGGGCCGAGACCCGCGAGACCACGTTCGCCCTCGGGATGCACGACGACAACGCGGACAACACCCCGACCTCGGCGATCTCAGACTTCCCGGACTTCTGATGGTGTACGACGCGCGCCTGGACGACCTCATGGGCCAGGTCTGCACCATCGCCCCGCCCACGGCAGCCGACCGCTACGGCAAGCCTGGCCACGGCACGCCCGTGAACGTCAAGTGCCACGTGGAGTTCCGGGACAAGGTGTACACCGCGCCGGACGGCCGCCTGATGAACGAGGAGGGCCGCGTCTACACCTCCGGCATCGTCGCCTGCGACACGTACTCCCTGCTGACGCTGCCGAACGGCGCCATCGTCACCATCATGTACGTCGGCACCCTGTACGACGAGGACGGCCCGTACTCGACGGTCATCCACTTCGGGAGCGCATGATGCCCGAGGTCATCCTGATCGGCGGCGGCCACCTGGTCGAGGCGCTGGCGAAACTCGGCGCTGAGGGGCCGCGTGAACTGGCCAAGAGCCTGCACGAGGAGGCCCTGGAGGCGTTCGCGGAGTCGCAGCGGCAGGTGCCGCGCAAGACCGGCGTCCTGGCCAACTCCGGCGTGGTACTGGAGCCCGTCGTGTCGGGCACCACGGTCACGCAGGATCTCGGCTACGGTGGCGCGGCGTCCAAGTACGCCCTGATCGTGCACGAGGATCTCAACGCCAACCACCCGCGCGGCGGCAAGGCCAAGTACCTGGAGGACCCGGTGACGGCTCAGGTCCAGGGCATGGACGAGCGCATCGCGGCACGCCTTGAGGAGGTGATCGCCGAGTGAGCACGCCCCTGGCCTTGACGGTCGACTACGTGGCTGCGGCCGGTCTCGGCCTCACCACCGGCACCAACCTGTTCGAGGGGTACATGGGCGACGGTGGCATCTTCCCGGACGCCTGCGTGGCCATCTACGAGTACGACGGGTTCCTGTCGGACACGTTCGGCCGTCCGGTGACGACGTCGAACCT